TAATTTTTTTGGGTATGCCCTTGGTGGCCGAAATATAGTAAGGCATCTGCATTTTCCTATCTAGGTCCAGGATCACGTGTTGATTGAATTGATGTGGGTCCAGGATTGGCCACTCGTAGCGTGCAATATCTAGTTGTTCTACAAACACCGTGTAGCCAGGTCCAGTCAATCGCATGCCGCCGTTTTTTCTTATGTTAAACCACCAGGTGCGCATGGCCTGTCGCACTGTGATACCCAAGTCGGGATCGAGTTGATTTACCAGTTGCTCGGTGAGTTTTCTTTTGTCTCGCACTTCACGGATACACCTGGTCGCCGGCACGAAGCAACACCACCGTGAAGCGATCCGTTTTGAATTGTGTGTTGAGTTTCTTGGCCAGATTCCTGGCATGACCGGGATTTGAGAATGAAACCTTTTTGTACTTGGGTCCTGGGTATTGGACCAAAAGATTTGATGTTTTGAGATTTATGGGTTTGCCATCGTAGAACACGGCCCACACACCTTCGGATGCCAATACCTGTTCGGTCTTGTAGGTAGTCTTGTTGGTGTGTTCTATCAACACATGGGGTTTTGGTCGACTCATGTCATTATATTCCTATATTTTATTTATGACAAAATATAGGTATATTTAGAAGTTGCCGCCATCCATGACCACATTTATAACTGGCTCTTGATTGTCTTTTTGGCGGGTTTCACGCAGTTGGTGCAATTCCAACAACAGTTTGGTCAGATCGGCATGCATGTTCTTGGCATCAACCATGCTCATCATGAAGTCTCGGGCACCTCGGGCCTCGTGTCCTTGTACTCGTTCTATGAACTTATTTAGGTGCATGGTCATGGCTTTGCTGTTCCGAATAAAAAGGACCTTGATAAGGATATCGCTGTAGCACAATTAATTTGGGTGCCAACACAGTGTGCCAGTGTCGTCCTTTGCGCACATTGTACCATCCTGCCGCAAACCAACTTTTGCTTTTGGCCGTTTTGGTATACACTGGCAGACGTTGCGGCACGTCCCACATGGGATTGTGTACTCGTCCAGCCGCTGGATAATCATACACATGCTTTGCCACAGCCCGAGTCTTGGATGATTTGACACGGTCTTCAAATGAAATGTTGATCTGGCGAGCAGCCATTTTTATGGTCTTGAACTGTGCTACCTGATTGTTTATTTTAACCTGATATCCACCAGCACAGGCTTCGATGTTTCCTACCTTGCGATTATTTTCTTGCAAGATCCAAAATTGTTTGTCAATCACGGGTTTGGCTATAAGCATTGGAGTTTCCTTTGATTTAAATTAGTCAACCTGTGTGTGTTTGACACAGGTGTCGGCGAGTACGTGCATTTTTCCATAGAGATCAGTTATTTGGTGCAAATCGATCAATTCAGATTTGATCCAGTCTGGTAAATTGTCAATGTCTTGTTTGGTCACTGGAGGCAGTCGAGGCCAGTTGTCCCCTGCAAAATCTTTCCAATGTACTTGCAATCTATATGCCCAGGTGGTTCGAAATTGCACCCCCGGCATGCTCTGGCCACGATAAGGCATCTGCAGATAATCTGCATGATCAAATTCAAGCAGTTGATTGTAATAGTCTATCACATCATCTTCAACCACAGGCAAATCAAAGCCCGGGGTTGGTGATTGCATGTAAAAATAATTGGGCAATTTGTGCAGATTTTTTGACGACTGCATGTTTACAAATTGCGCCAGGTGTGTGAATTCTTTGTCCGTGGAAAAAAATTCCATCCAATGGTCATAGTATTCTGGACGAGTCAACCAGGCCGAGCTGTCACCAACGACTAGCATGACCAGTTGTCCAGTAGAAATCATGTGTTGCGTGGCATCACTGATCGTGGGCCATTTGTTGTTGCCATAATCGTCTTGACAAATCAACCCGTTGATGCTGAGATTTTTGGTACAATATTCTAAATCATTCAAGGCAATTTTGTAATCTTTGCTACCGTCGAGATGACAGTAACACAAGTTGTCAAGCCCAAGATTGTCAAGTTGCAGACTGCTAACAGCATGTGTTTGGGTCACAGATTCTGGAAAAAGATTTTTGTTGGTGTATTCCATCAATCTTGACCGATCCATGTCAACCACCGTAAATGGTCGTTGATGTAGCGATGATAGATCTAGCATGGGGTAGGTACTGCCGCCCACGCCAATTTCAAACAAACTGCCATGACTTTTGGCCATGGCCATGTGTCCAATATAGTAAAACAACAAGGTATCGCTGAAACTTTTGAGTGCAGGAATTATAGTATTGGACTTGACCAGGTCTAAAAATTTTGCACGATGCAAGACAAAGTCTAGCATAAAACTCCTCGATATGTTTCATTCATCCAACGCCCAAAACTTTCAGCTGACTCGCTGCATTTGTTGAGTTCATATTTGCCACAGAACTGCATGAATCTCACTCCTACTTGTCCCACATCCTTGTGGCTGATCTGTTCACGTATGGCAGCGTCTACCACGGCCTTGATGTCCTCAGGTTGTGCTGTCAGATCAATCAAGGTCCTGTTGCGTTCGTAGTCATCCAGCACACGATGTTCCACACCATCAGGATCAGTCCAGCGTTGCAACATCAGGTTGTTCCAGGCATAGCCTTGTTTTGCACGGTCCTCAAATGCTTCCTGTAGGCCAACCTTGTTTTTAGTGCCCTTTGTGCGGACCCCTGGAAATGCCGAGAACACATTGTCCGACGAGTCTCCACGCATGCACTTTTCGAACAGTAACCACGCTGGATTAGGTATCTGCTTAGGCTGTTTAGACTTCTTATCGATGACTGCTTTTCCTTTGGCATCGAATATTCCTTCCGTGGTAATTAGTTCGTCGGTGATTCCGTTGTATTGCTTGACATTGGCGGCTACTAGCTGAACAAAGTCAGTGTCACTACTGATAACAACATGTTCATCTTGGGGATGTAGTGCGATCCAGCGAGCTATGATATCGTCGCCTTCTGCGGTTGGACACCTAATAACGCTACAGTTGGTCCTCTCACTCAAGTATTTAGTCAAAGCGTCATAAGTTTCCCAGAACATTTTGTCTTCGTCCGCTTCGGCTTCTGTCAGCGCCGCACGAGCCACAGCACGGTTGTTTTTGTAGGGCTTGTACATGTCCTTACGCCAGCTACGACCTTCTAGAGCAAACACCACGTGATCTGCTTCAAATCGGCGGGCCACTTTGTTGGCAGCCATAAGCGTGACATGCAGGGCAAAGCCCAGTTTTTCCCAGGTATCTGCCGCACGAAACGCACCGTGTCTGGCACGAAAGAACATGTTTGCTGTGTCAATCAGCACATACTTCATAGAACCGCCTTAGATGAATTTGTTGTCAATAATGTATTGTAACATAAAACGGTGAAAATAGCTATGGCCATCGCGTCCAAAATGCCAAGAATTGGGTGCGACTGTATCTATATCCTGAGCTCGAATTATGGCATTATAGGTTGATTCGGACTCATAAGGTCCAATATAACTTGTTCCCCAATCTTTACGATCGACAATACTGCCGAAATCGTTGTTGCCGTTGAAGAAAATGTGTTGGATATTTTTTTCTTTGAGTTCACAATGAAACTGCCAAATTTCATCATGTGCCTGTTGTGTTTTAGCTGGCCAATCAGTTTCAACCACATAATTTTTATACTGTTCTTGTAATTCAGCAGGTACTTGGTCAATACCACTGGCACCTACTTGATAATAGATGCCGTTGTATAACCATTCTTCGCGTTCCCAGGTGCTCCATTGTATGATCATCAATATTTCATCGTGAGCACGTTGCTGATCGAGCCAGTCTCGAGAAGTTCGTAAAATGCGAGCATTTGAACTACCACTTTCGGCACCACAATGGAATCCAGCTTTGAGAGTTAGACTCAACAGCTTGCCCCAACTTACAGCAATATTTTCTGGATGTGGAATACGTCCTAGATAAAACAGCGCAGGATCATCTTCGGCAAAGGCACAAGGATTTACCGCCTCTGCGGCTGCGGCATGGCTGTCACCATTAACATATAATATCATCGCACTTGGATATAGTCGTGTGGATGAATGTGTACTTCTAGATCTGGTTCAGCCGGCTCATTTTTCAGCAGGCGTTGGCTTTCGGCCCAGGCCACACGTTTGCGTAGGCTACTACTACTAAATGAATGATCACGTCCGTTGAACACAATTTCAATGCCTCGCTGGTAGCATTCTTGTTGACCTGTAAAATCTTTGTTTTCATATTCCACACCCAGGATACGCACATCCACAGGCAAGATCAACAAAAGGTCAATCAAGTCTTGTTCGGTCTGATACACCACAACCTCATCCACATAGCGACATGCGGCCAACTGTATCTGTCGTTCCACAATGCTCTGTACAGGTTTGTTCTTGGTATCAGGACGATCTATGGTAGGGTCGGTTTGCAGACCGCAAATCAAATAGTCACAGTGATTTTTTGCTTCACTGAGCATGGCAATGTGCCCGGCATGTAGCATGTCGAAGGTGCTGAAGGTTATACCAATCTTTTTGCCTTCACTGTGAAGTTGTTTGATGTGGTTGAATATCACGACACTTCGCTCCTGCCGTCGCCAAGATCACGACTTTTGACCACACGGTCGCGTTCTGGATTCATGGCTTCGTATTGTTCGTAGGTCTCAAGTACAATATTCCTGCAAACCGATGTAAACCAACGATCTACTATGTCTGCGTCGGTGTCCTTGGCATCCATTTGATAACCTGCTCTGATCAAGTTGGCCACAAACTTGT